CTGGTGTAGGCAGGTCTTATGATGATGATATGATGTTGGTGGATTGGAAATACATGCCAACAATTATTACAACAATTGACCAGTCACATGCGGATATCCTATCAGGGGAATTTTCTTGTTTAGATAAACGGATGGCGGAGCATCTTTATAGCTATAAGAAAATCCATCAATTTGATGTACCGGACTCTAGGGAAGGTTGGGCAAAGGCTATTGAAAAGATTGAGGTGATGACTCACTCAAAGAAGTATTTTGAGGATATCTTGCTGATAGACTTTTCTAAGGTAAGACCAAAAGGCTCTCCTATTGGAGGAATGCAAAATCGTCCGGCTTCTGGTCCGGCACCCCTAATAAATGCCATAAATAATTTGTCGAAACTCAGGGATTCAGGTATGAAGCCTTGGAGAGCGACAATGTATATTGATCACTACCTAGCTGAATGTGTGCTTGTAGGAGGTGCTAGAAGAGCTGCTAGGATGGCTACAAAGCATTGGACTGACCCTAGTATAGAGGAATTTATTTCTATTAAACAGGGGGGATTTTTGTGGTCATCAAACAATTCAGTTACTGTGGATACTACTTTTTGGGAAAGTTTAAACGATGTAAATTCTGAAGCATCAAGAATATTTGATAAAATTGTCAGATGCTCTTATTTCGATGGCACAGGAGAGCCTGGACTTATTAACCAAGATAAACTTACACAAAATAAGGATGGATTAGAAAAATATGCTGATGGAAATTATGCGGGCAGTAAAAAGTATGTGTTGGAAAAAGAAACTTTACAATTAACAAAAAGACTTACAAAACAGGTACTTAGAAAAGATTTGTACCATGTCACTAATCCTTGCGGTGAGGTCTCCCTAATGCTTTTGGGAGGATATTGTACAATTGCCGATGTAGTACCATACCATGCACAAAATGATGAGGATGCTGAAGACGCCTTTAGAACAGCAGCCAGGGCGCTAATCCGCGTTAATACTATGGACAGTTTATATTCAAAAGAAGTTTCCAGAACTAATAGAATTGGGGTTGGTATTACTGGACTTCATGAATGGATTTGGAAAAGATTTGGATATGGCTGGAAAGAAATAATTGAGGAAGAATCTTCCAAACCTATGTGGTTGATGCTCTCAAGATTTAAACGCGCTGTTTCAGAAGAAGCTAGAAACTATTCTGCGGAAATAGGTTCTGTAACTCCACATACAGACACCACGCAGAAACCAGCTGGTTGTCGTCCAGCAGATTCATTGACAACAACAACACAGGGCATTTTGACTTTAGATGAATTATTTGAAAATCATAAAGTTGGAGAAACGTGGGGGGAATATGTAGGCAATGCGAAAGTAATAAATGAAGGTAAGGAAGTACAAAATATTCAAAGAACTTTTGATAATGGAAAGAGCAAAACTACAAAGATTAAACTCGCTTACGGAATGGTTGTTGAAAGTACAGAAAATCATCCTTGGTTTGTAAAGAAACGCATAAGTCCTACAAATAGAGCTAAAACTATTGATCACAATGACTGGGTTAGGACTGATAAATTAGAAAAAGGGGATATTCTAGACATTACTCCAGGTATTTATGATAAAGAGGAGCATTCAAAATTACTTCCTTTAAATAGCTTGTCTGTCAGAATGCGTGGAAATAATAATGAAATAACACAACCTACGGAGATGAATTCTGATTTGGCGTGGTTCTTTGGGTATCTTTGGGGAGATGGTTCAATGTCACCACAAAAGTTTCGTCTTCGTTGGACGGATAGGAACATTCAAAACCTGCATAAAGTTAATAATATTCTTGAAGAACAATTTGGGATTAATGGAAATATTTTTAGAGAGAAAACTAAAGATGCTCACACTTTAGAAGTTGGCAATAAATTATTGTGGCATTGGTTAATTAAAAATGGAGTTTATAAATATTTCGAAGGACGAATTGATAGGATTCCGGTTTGTGTAAGGAAATCTAGTCAAGAGGATATTATCGCCTTTATTGCAGGGCTAATTGATTCCGACGGGGCTATAATTCATGGAGATAAAGATAAAACAGTTATTTTTAGTCAGGCAGATTATGACTTTTGCAATCATATGCAGCATGTTGCGGCTTCTGTAGGATTAATTTTTGGTTTTTCCAGAAATAGTGTTGGGGAAAACTGGCAGCAATATAGAAAAGAAATGTATTTGATGACAATGGGTGTTCCAGGTAAGAAGAAAGCTGTTGATTTTCTAGTAAAACACTCTACTAAGTGTGCTAGATGGAATTTTCCGGGGGTTATTTGGAGAAATGAAGAAGATGGCAATGCAAGAAAAACTTTAGGAAAAATTGAAAGTATTGAGGACGGAGAAATGGTCAATACTTATGATATTGAAGTTGAAAATAGTCATTGGTTCTATGCTGGGGCAGTTAAAAGTCATAATACAACCAGCAAGCTGTTTTCCCTAACAGAAGGCGCACATCTCCCCAGTATGCGGGAATATCTGAGATGGGTTCAGTTTAGAAATGACGATCCCTTAGTGGATGAGTACAAAAAGAAAGGTTATCCAATAAGGAAATTAACCTCGTATTCCGGGACAACTATTGTAGGATTTCCAACGCAGCCAGAAATATGTAAACTGGGAATGGGGGATAAATTAGTTACAGCAGCTGAGGCAACACCCGAAGAACAATATGAATATTTAAGACTTTTAGAGAAATATTGGATTACAGGTGTGAAAGAAGATGGAGTTACACCACTTCCAGAAACGGGAAATCAGATATCTTACACATTAAAATACGACCCTAAAAAAATAGATTTCGAGGAGTTTAAAAAGACATTACGAGAAGGGCAGTCAACAATCCGGTGTTGCTCGGTAATGCCCCAAGGAGATGCTACAGCTTATGAATATCAACCAGAAGAACCAGTCACTAAGGTTAGATATCAGCAAATATCTCAGGAAATTCAGGAGGATACTATAAAAGAAGATATTGGTCTTGAGCACGTAGATTGTGGGGGAGGAGCTTGCCCAATAGATTTTAAGGAGAATAAGGAATGATTATTTGGCCGGAGTTTATTTTCCCACCCATTAATCTGTGGAATGTTTGGCCAAGACCTCTACGCAAGGAAGAAATTGGTGAACAAGATAACCAACACAAATTCCAAATGACTAAAGAGAAGGATAAGATTTATGAAGGGTAAAAATAAGTTAAAGTGGCCAGTGAAAAAAGTTACTTACATACATGTAGAGGTTTATGATCTGCATTTATGGTTTTTTAAAGATAGAAAGACTATGACTAAAGCACTAGAATATATAGATTGTCCAACAGATAATCTAGAAACATCTTTAGGAAGGGCCTGGTGGGGAGATAATCCAAAAGAGAAACGAGCTATATTTTTAGTAGGAGTATTTGATAACTCATTAGATACTTTAGTTCATGAGATAGCTCACATATCTTCTTACATGTTACAACAAGTAAATATTCCTTTGGAATCAGCTAGTTCAGAACCACTGGCATATCTTCAAGGATATTTGTTCAACAAATTAAAGTCTAAAATAAACATAAAGAAAAGGGAAAAATAATCAATGACTCAAGATATTGGAATGCAAATCCGTAGATTAGAAGTTATTATTGATCAATTATATGTTAATACAGAAACAATTTTCGGGAATTCTAATGAATTAACCAATCAAGCTATTAAAGCAGTAATGTATTTGCAGGGGTTAAAACATGATTGGGAAACAATTTGTACGGAAGAAATTGCTCGGAGGGACTCACAATTAGGAGATTAATAATGAAAGAGAGGATTCGATTAAATTATAAAATATTAAACTTGTCAGAAGATGAATTAAGAAAATATTCTATGCAATTAGTTGAAATTATTGATGAGTTAGTAAATGATTTTTCAGATATGGATGTAGAAGGGAATGTTCTACCTTTATCTGAGCAGAGAGATGAGTCAATTTGTAAAGCTATGGGATTATTGGGATTAAAATAAGGTATAATCTTGGAAATTAATTTAACAAAAAAGCAGTCCCTCGTTTTTCAAACTACGGTAGAAGAGTTATTTTTTGGAGGGGCTGCTGGACCAGGGAAGACATTCGTAAATAAAGTCCTAGCAGTTACTGTGTGCTTGCAGGTACCTGGAGCACAAGTAGCAATATTACGCAACACGTCTAAGAATCTAAAAAAGAATTATTTATCGGGGGCTTATTCTTTACCTAAAATTCTCTACGACCATGTTCAAAATAAAATGGTTAGCATTAATAATCAAGAAATGGTCATTACTTTTAAACATCCAAGAGGTGATCATTCCGCAATACATCTAATGCACTGTGAGCATGTCCAAACAGCTTGTGATAATCTTCAGGGTAATGAGTTTGTTCTTATCATTGCTGATGAGGCAGCACTAATTGACAGTGAGATTTTAGACTATTGTAAATCTCGCCTTAGGTTGGGGTCTCTAAAAATAACAGATCCATTTTGGAAAGAAAGATTGCCAAGATTTCAACTAACTAGCAATCCTGGCGGGATATCTCATAGCTACTTGAAGCAAGAGTATATTGATCCAGCACCAGTAATGACAGAATTTGTAGACGAAGAAAGCGGACTCACGAGAATGTTTATTCCTGCTTTTGCTTCGGATAATGAACACGTAGATGAGTCATATATAAAACAGCTAAAAGCATTAAAAGATCCCTTAAAATTTAAACAACTTTCTGAGGGGGATTGGGATGCGGGTGGAGCTGCGTTTTTTGCTGATGCTTTTAAACGCACAAAGAACGTCATTCCAGATTTTAAGATACCGGAAGGGTGGTGGATTTCAAGATGCTATGATCCCGGTTATTCGTCTCCTTTTGGTTATGTGATCATTGCCAAAGTTAAAGGAAATAATCATGTAGAAATGTCTGATGGAACCACCAAATATTTTCCAAATGATTCCCGAATTGTATACCGAGAATGGTATGGGTTTAAAGGGGGTAAAAATCTTAATGAGGGCCTTCAATGGCAACATAATGAAATTGCGGCCACGATGAAAGCTAAAGAAGAAGGTTGGGGTTTAAAAGGAAGAGTAAAACCTGGGAGGGCAGACTGGAAAATTTGGGATGGGGAACTAAATGTTTATCAGGATTACCAAAAAGAAGGGATAGTCTTTTCTAAAGCGGACAAAGCTAAAGGATCAAGAACTACAGGGGCTCTAAAAATGCGGCAACTAATGTTTGCAGCTCATGAAGAACCCCTAGAAAGCCCTGCTTTATTTTTTGTGGAATCTTGTGTTTATTCTATTAAAACAATTCCAGAACTTCCTACTGATCCTAAAAATCCAGATGATGTTGTTACTGAAGGAGTTTGTGACCATCTCTATGATTGCATTCGCTATGAAGTTTGTAGTCCCGAGTATAAGTTAGGTACTATGAAAGTGGTAGGAACCTAGGTATACTTGACAATAAGTATAAAATTTGATATGTCTCTGTAACTTTTGCGGAGATATATTATGCCTATTGATAGTACACATCCTGAATATTCTGAATATGCTTCTTTATGGGAGAAATGTCGGGATTTTAATGAGGGAGAAGAAGCAGTAAAAAATAAAGGTATAAAATATCTCCCTGCCCTTTCTGGGCAAACAACGGCGAAATATAATTCATATAAAGCCCGAGCCATATTCTATTCAGCAGCCTCTAGAACAGTTTCTGGACTCGTCGGCGCAGTATTTAGAAAATCTCCCCTTATAAAATTACCCCCAGAATTAGAATATCTTAGAAAAGATGCCAATGGACTAGGAACTTCTTTGGCTGAAATGGGCATTAGTATTACCACTGAAATGATGATAACGGGAAGAACTTCTTTATTTACTGACCAAGAAACCGAGGGTGGAAAACCCTACCTAGCAATTTATGATGCCGAAAGTTTAGTTAATTGGTCTATAGAAAATGATAATGAATTTATTGTACTACAAGAAAAGACCCTCGTATCTTCCGAAGAAGACAAATTTGTTCTAGAAGAAAAAGAATCTTATCGAGAGCTTACTTTTGATGAAGATGGAAATTATATTGTTAGAGTATATACAAAATCTGAGGGTGGCGAAAGTAAAGAATGGAGTGTAGAAACAATAATGCCCACAGTTAGGGGTAGGGCAACAGATCGAATTCCTTTTACATGTATTTCACCTTCTGGACTAGACTTTGATTTAGATAAACCTCCTATTTTAGATTTGGTTAATGTTATGGAGAAACATTATCAGATATCTGCGGATTATGCTAATGGTTTGCATGTAACAGCACTCCCAACGCCTTATGTCGCAGCAGATATCCCTGCTAATGATAGTGGGGAAATGGAAGTATTTAATATTGGTACGGATACAGCTTGGATTCTTCCAGAAGGAAGTAAAGTAGGTTATATAGAATTTACAGGCCAAGGACTTAATCCGATAAAGATTGCTCTAGATAAGTTAGAAAATATGCTGGCTGCTTTAGGGGCAAGGTTAATAGAAACAACTAAAGTTGCTAGTGTTGCAGAGACAGCTGAGGGCGTAAGAGCTAAAGAGAACGCGGCTACAGCAATATTATCACAAATAATTACCAGTGCTGAGGAAGGATTAACACGAGCCCTTAGATGGGCTGCTGAGGCTGTAGGAGCTAATCCTGATGAAGTTAGTATAAAATTAAACAGGGATCTTGTTAAAGCTTATTTAGATGCAAATATGTTAAATGCCCTAACCAAATCTTTACAAGAAGGGACTATATCTAAAGAAACATACTACTTTAATTTAGAGGAAGGAGGTTTAACACCACCAGACAGCACTTTTGATGATGAACAGAAAAGATTAACAGAAAATAAACCACTAAAACCAAAAGAAAATTCAAATATATCCATGGTTTAGGGTTGACAAGTATAAATTGTTGTGTTAAATGGTTATTTTGTAAATACAATTAGCTTTAGGAGCTATATAAATGATTAGTAAATTAGGTTCGGCCTATATGGAGACCACTCCGCCAAGGGATGGAGAGGGAGATGTAGTAGATTTTGAAACTTTGGCTAGTAGCCCAGAAATGCAGGCTATCATCCAGGCAAAGATTGATCAAGAAGTTTCTGGATTAAAAAATAAGAATTCAGAACTTATTGAAAAAGATAAAAAGCTCAAAGAAAATTTAAAGCAGTATGAAGGTTTGGACATTGAAAACCTCAGGTCTCTTCAAAAACAAATGGAAGAGAACGAAGAAATGCGGCTTTTGGCTGAGGGCAAAACAGAAGAAGTTCTAACTAGACGTACTGAAGCTTTGAAGAAAGATTATCAGCAGCAGTTAGAAGTCAGGGATACAAAACTTGAAGAATTAACTTCTTTGTTAAAGAAAAGAGATGAAGATTTTACAGAGCTAGTTGTGGATGGTGGCATACGTCAGGCGTATGTTGAAGTAGATTTCGAACCCACAGCAATGGAGGATATTGTAAATCTTGGCCGGAGAACTTTCATTATGGATGAAAAGGGAGAAACTGTTCCTAGAGATCCTAGTGGGAACATTATCTTTGGAAAAGATGGCCAAACCCCGGTTACTTATAAAGAATGGTTGGAAGGATTAGTAGAAAGCAGACCTTATCTTCGCAGACCTTCTACGGGAAGTGGTGCGCCGGGAGCTGCTGGTAGAAAGGGCAAAAAAGTAGATACTTCTAATATGTCTGGGGCTCAGTTAATTTCCCAGGGATTAAAAGAAGGTCTTTTAGGTTAGTAGAGTATTAGGTTGGGTTAGGCTCAACTGATGGTAATTTTAATTAGTTAGTTTTTAATTCAACTTAGGAGAAGTAAAACATGGCCTCGCAAACACTTGTCGAAGCGAAAAAGTTCATCAACAACCTGATTGTTCAGGGTGTTGTTCAGGACGTAATTGATATTAACCCAATGTATTCATCTATTCCGTTTACTTCGTATACAGGACAGGCGATTCTGGTAAATCGTGAGAATGCTCTTGGCGATGCAGGGTTTTATGGTGTGGATGACACTATTACACATAAAAGTCCTGGTACTTATGTGCAGGTTCCTTTCTCTGCTACAAAGATCATTGGTGATGCAGAAATGGATGGTCTGGTTCAGGCTCAGTCAGTTTCTGCGGGCACTGATCAGATGGGCATTGAGATTAGTTCCAAGGCTAAGACCATTGGTCGCTTATACCAACAGGGTGTGGCCACTGGTGATGGTGCGGGTAATAACATGAATTCCCTGCATAGCCTAGTGGATAGCGGACAGTATACTGCCAGTTCTGCTGGTCAAGCGCTAACCTTTGAACTTATGGATGAAGCCGCTGACTTAGTGCTGAGTAAAGATGGTGAAGTTGATTGGATCATGATGACTGACAGAACTATGCGCTCTTATAAGGCATTATTGCGTTCATTAGGTGGTTCTACAGGTGATTGGGTTATCAATCTTCCTGATGGCAGAACTACTATTGGTTATGAAGGTGTCCCGATTTTTAAGAACACTTTCTTGTCCAAAACTGAATTAGCTGATGGAGCGGCATTAACTGGTGGCGCTTTATCGAGTGTTTGGTTTGGTAACTGGGATGATGGTTCTTCTAAGGTCGGTGTTGCAGGTATTTATCCTGAATCAGTGCCTATGGGTATCCAGGTTCAAGCGATTGGTGCTCAGGAAGCCAAGGATAGTGACATTGTTCGGGTTAAACAGTACGCGAACTTTGTGAACTTTAATCGTAAGGGTATTGCTAGATTAACTTCTATCAATAACTAAGTTCTTAGTAAGTACGTGCTTGCAGAAAACCCCTCAGTTGAGGGGTTTTCTGTTACT